TTGCTACCGGAAAAATATCAACGGCATTGTCTGGCATCATTCCTTTCTGCAAAGCAATTAGCCGCCCAATTTTCATAAGCATGTCTTGTGGTATTTCCACTGTGAATCGCGGCAGCGTAATGCCTTCACCAGTAATGCCTTGCAAATCAATTTCCACAAACATACATGCCCCGAAACCTAACAAGTCACTCAAAGTCGTTCGCTGCGCTCCTTGGACAGCGCCTAACGGCGCTGCCGCTCAATTCGGGCGTTAGGTTGCATGTCAGACTTGTTCGTGACTTCCAACGCCAACATCGGCTCCCCGTCAGCGCCGTGCAGTGTGCAGGTTTTGTCGCCATCGTCAGTCCAGCGCATCGGGCCAATTTCAACATCCGCCGCCTTCTCGCCAAATACCAATTCGTGCAACGCCAGCGCGTATTCCACTTCGCGCAGGCACGCCGCCCGCCGCTCAATCGGCACGCGCAGCAAGTCGGCAATGCGGTCAATCTCGTATGTAGTTGGCATGTTCCAGTTCCTCAGCTTGCAACCTAACAATTCATTCAGCCCGACACCGCTCACGGCGGCGCGGCTTAATTCAGGCGTTATACGGCTCCCAAGGCTGAGAAATCCACCAGCCCATACTTCCGCGCTGCGTGGTCGAACTCAGGTTTGTCTTTCGGTCGCATACCAATCAAACGCCATCCTTTCTGCATGTCGATGTATCTGACTGCCTTCTCAACAGCGCTCTCTACTTCCGAGGCGGTTATTAAAAAATCTTCGTTCAGGTATTCACAAGGTTCGGCGCAGTCATAGATAAAGCCGATCTGGTTCGCTGTGTAAACAATAGTCCACGAATCGTCCAGCCCAAGCTGTTGCGCTGCAATTCTGTCTCGATCTAAATCACGCTCATGTGTCATGCCGCTCTCCTTCTGCCTTTTGCGTGTTCTTTGTGCGCCAAAGCCCACGCCATGACTTCTTTCGCTTCCCACAGTGGTCGCGAGTTTGGTTCAAGTCTGATTGCTTTTGGGAAGTCTGGCTTGCAGACAACGCGATCAACAACTACCTGTTGGCTGCGTCTTAAATAGTTAGCAATATCCGCGCTATCCCAAAGCTGATTCACAACAGGTATCTGCGGTTGTAGTTTGTCCGCAATCAATTCTGCGATTTGTTCAATTCGGTTCATTGCTCACCTCAAACCGCGCTATCTCGTTTAATTTAGCAAGTTCGGCTCGTTTATTTGATATATGCGTTCGGATAATCGGCTCCGCCAAATCATAAGACACATCAAAAATACGGTGAGAGTTCTGACCACTAGGCACTCCTAACTGCATGTCTCGGCATTTGCCAAACGCATCTTTTAGTGCCTGAGCGTCTGGCGCGTATTTGTTCTTTTCAAATACTTCTTTAATATCAGCAAGCAGCTTTTCTCCAGTTTCAATTTCGCGGTGGCAGTGCCATATTTTTTCGCATGTCTCTTTGCTCAACATAAAAAACCTCTGTCTCAAATTGTTTCGGTTTGTATCGCCATCAAACCGCGCAATGCGTCTACTTCTGCCGATTCGAGTTCACCGGCTTTCAGAAAGGTGTCGGCCACTGCAAAGCTGACTTTGAATCCCGATGCGTTACGGTGGCCACCGCCGCCGTACTGCTGTGCAATTTCTGAAACATCTACACCTTCATCCGATGAACGCAAGCTGAAAACGCGGCCTGCTGGTGTGTCCCAGTAGCAGGCTGCGAATGGTTTGCCCTTTGCCAACTCGTGACCAGCATCACTGCTCATGGTGTATGGCAAGTTTGCAACAGGGACTTCGTATCCACCTATCACCATGTTTCGCGTTGTTACTTGGATCAGTTCTTTTAGGTCTTTGATGTGCTTGCGCTCGATGGCCTCACCTTCGGCAACCAATGCGGCTACATCTGTTGCCATTAGCTTGTCCCATACTTGGAAGTCGTATGGATACGAAAACAGGTTTGCCTGAATTTGGCGCGTGTTAGGTAGAGCAAAACGCCATAGATCACGGTCTTCAATGTGGCGCAGAAGCGGTGGCGATGTTTCTTGCGGAAAGAAATAATTCCAAGTCATCATTGCGCCACTGCTTTCCATATCAAATAGCAGTGTTACATTTGGCGGCAGATCAACCAGGTCTTCTAGTGCGGTTTTGTGGTGATCCAAAATCAGGATGCTGTTGGCTTTCGCCGCCATTTCTAGCAGCACTGGGCGTTTGTAGCTGAAATCTACTATCACTACATCTTTGTCTGTTACATCGGGTGGCGGCGCTTGATATTTGCCCGCATGAAAATCAATGTCTCCGAGTGCTTTGCGCACTACCCACGCGGCACCAAACCCATCTGCACAGTTGCCGTGATAAATACACAGGGATATATCTCGTTTCATTTTGTATTCCTTGTTGTTAATTTGTGCATGGATATTTCTTTTCTTTTTCGAGCATTTCTAAAATATCGTTGTATTGCGTGATAAATAAATGGCAGGCGCGCGCGGGCGACAAAGGGATAATTTGATCGGGTAGCGGAGTGATATTTTTGAGGATTTCCCACTCGGCGGTGCAGCTCGGCATTAAGTCTCGGCGCTCGGTAGCCAACATGCGCTTGTCGGCCATTTCTACAGCGTGTGGTTTTGGGTGTGCCGCACCAAACTTTTTAGCTATTGCCAATTGAATGGTGTTTTCCAACACGCGGTATTCCGGTAGCAGGGCTTTTACTGGTGTTGGCATGTCAACCAGTATGGCTTCTGAGGCATCGTGAAATAGCGCATCCAACTTCATGGATAACGGTACTTGCCATGAAGTCATAACACTGTGTTGTGCAACAGAATAAAATTCGCGCACATGGCCACCAAAACGGCAGGTGTTGGCGAGTGCGTGTGCAATATCTTCTACCGTTAGCACTTCTACATTCGGTTGCAGTAAGTTGAAATACTGACCGGAACGCAGTTGTATGCAGTGATCAACTGTCATGTGTTTTCCTTAGATTAGTAATGTGCCTACATGCACAGTGGCTTGCCTATCGCCCAGTCCTGAATTTATTTCATGCGCAAGTTCTTGCGCCATTTCCTGTGGGTTGGCGCGCTTTGCCAGCGCGCGCGCCAACAGGGCGGTGGCATCAATAAACTTCCGGCCGGAGAACTCTTCAACCTGACCACGGACGATGGCGGTGACAACCCAAAGGCCGTCTTTGCGGATGGCTTTGAAAACCAAGCCTTTGAATGTGGGGTGGGGCGTTGGCATGGGGTTGCTCCTGTGTGGACAGGGGCGACAATAGCTAATAGTTAATAAGACTGTCAATAGCTGATAGTTAATTTATTTGTGGTGATACTGGGTTTTGTAAGTTGTTGTGTTGTTAGTATTGACATTTACACCTAATTTTTCGGAAATGCGAACGGCAGTTGCCATTCTGGGTAGTTTTTCGCCGGTTTTATAACTCCAAATCATCACCGAACTAACACCGAGTAGTTTGCCCAATGCTTCTTGCGTGTCCTCTACTTTTGCGTGAGACACGGCCTGGCGGAACCTTTCTGCAAATCCTTCTTTATCCATTAGGCTAGGTTATCTGGTAGTTAATAATCGTGCGGCTATTGACTTGATAGCCAATAGTTAATAGTCTTTCCCTGTGCATAAGGGAGAGCGTGTGAATACCATCATAAAAAAAGCGGTAGATGTGGTTGGCAGCCAAGCGGCTCTTGCCAAGAGTCTTAATGTGTCTGCCCCATTTGTTAATGATCTTTTGCACGCTCGAAAGCGCGTACCAGCGGAATTGTGTGGAGGAATCGAAAACGCCACCCAGGGCGCAGTGACGCGCTATGACCTGCGCCCCGATGTTTTCGGAGATGCGCCGGTTGCTGATACCAAAAAGAAAAGGAGTGCTTGAGTTCATGGAGCCAGTATCTCTGCCGTTTGCTGACCGCGCACGCAAGAACGAGAAAGTGATTCTCTCGGCACTTGCAGAGACAGGCCAAGCAGTTGCGGCGAGTTGCATGGGCGTGAATGAATCTACCGTGAGCCGGTTAAAGCAGGGGGATATTGAGCAGGCCAGCAAGTTGCTGGCGGCCTGCGGCTTGAAGGTTGTGCCAGTAAGTTTTCGTTGTTACCCAGAAGAAGAGATTGCTGCGCTGCGCGTATTGGCGCGGCGCTCTGATGTGTTGCGCGCCGACAATTTGAGTTGGTCGGATTAGCGGTTTTGTAGTGGGGGTTTTGTGAGTGCAAGAATGACGGGGCTGGTATTCAGCCGATACCCGAATGGTGGGGGTGAGTTTGTATTGGCGTTGGCCTTAGCCGACCACGCTTGGGATGACGGCACGCGCATTTGGCCCAGTGTAAAAACCCTAGCGAGTAAGACGCGCCAAAGCCCGCGCGCGGTGCAATACCAATTGCGCAATATGCTGGACTCCGGCTGGCTACAGCTTGTTAAAAAAGCATCCGGTAAACCAAAGTTTTGCAATGAATATCGCATCAACCCAGAGTGGATTGCGGGCGCAGATATTGCACCCGTTGAGCTTGGCAGCCAAAAATGTTCCACGGAAAATGCGGCGGCATCAGAGGATGAAATACCCTCTGGTGAGCAAGAAAGTTATCCACAGACGGGCGCAAATGTTGCGCCCCTTACAGGTGCAGATATTGCACCCGTTGATGTGGAGACGGGTGCAAATGACGACGAGAGGGGTGCAAAGCTTTTGCACCCGACCCATCATATAACCCATCATAAAAAAAACATCGTCGTCGATGATAACGCGTGCGCGAACAGCGGAGAAAGTTATCCACAGACTGAGCCATTCCCCATGCCGCTGGACTGGATGCCAAGCAGTGATTTTTTTTCGCAGCGGATGGCTGGCATTGTTCCACACGAACTACTGACGCTGATGCGGGTGCGAGAGTTTGCGAGTTACTGGAACTGTCGCTTTGATGTTCAGCAAACCCAAGCGGGGTGGGAGCATAAGCTGTTGCAGCGCTTGTACAAAATTCAAATGCGTTTGGATATACAACACGGCGCGGCGGTGGCGGATTTGACAGGAGACATGCCGGAATCGCTCGCTCGTGTTTTGATTGCCGATGAATTGGACGCGCATGAATGAGCTGGCTCTTTTCGCGGAGATTGATAGATGAAACTATGCTTAATGTGCACAGTCTGGTTCAAGCCAAACAGCGATCATTCGTCGGAGCACATGAAAAAGATTGCGCCGACGAAAAAGCGCGAAGGGGGTCGTTTTGCGTGAACTTGCACTCTTTGCTGGAGCTGGCGGCGGAATACTCGGCGGACACTTGCTCGGATGGCGAACCGTGTGTGCCGTTGAACGAGACATCTACGCCGCAAGCGTACTGTGCGCCCGACAAAATGACGGCATTCTCCCGCCTTTCCCGATTTGGGATGACGTGCGAACTTTTGACGGAAGGCCGTGGCGAGGAATTGTTGATGTGGTTTCTGGCGGGTTTCCCTGCCAAGACATTTCATGCGCCGGGAAAGGCGCAGGCATTGACGGCGAGCGAAGCGGACTCTGGGCAGAAATGGCGCGGATTATTGGGGAGGTACGACCGCGATTTGTGTTTGTGGAAAACAGCCCAATGCTCGTTAATCGAGGACTCGGGCGAGTGCTTGGCGACCTTTCCGCGCTGGGGTATGACGCGCAATGGGGTGTTGTATCTGCTGCCGACACCGGAGCGCCGCACAAGCGCGAACGCATCTGGATTGTTGCCAACGCCAGTGGCGAGCGATGCGACAACTGGCGCAATTATCGGCAAGGACGACAAGTTTTACATGACAAAGACGGGAATGCCGCGCAAGGTCAACCGAAATGGCAAGGACGGCTCAGTGGGATTGGGGAGGCTGGTTCAGCTAAAGAGTTTCCCGACTCCGGCGGCAAGGGATTACAAGGGAGCAAGGAAGCCAGAGACGATGGCGCAAACAGGGCGCAACCCGAATACGAACAGTTTGCCGGACGCTGTGGAGTTTCAGCATGGCGAGACTGGCCGCTTGAACCCGCAGTGGGTCGAGTGGTTGATGGGATGGCCCATCGGGTGGACAGAATTAAAGCCCTTGGCAATGGACAGGTTCCGCGAGTGGCAGCAACAGCATTCGATATTTTGCGAGGTGGGGTGTGATGAATTTTGAAAAAGAGCGAATTGTGCGGTTGCGATTAACGCTAGAACAATCTCTCTCACGAGAGAATTATTTGATGCTTCTGTTGTGGTGCGACAGCGGCGCTTTGCTTGCGCAGCGAGCCGGTGCGCGATTGAGTATTGCCGAAATGCTCCATAAAAAAATAATGCCGCATGTGCCTATCGAGTTTTTGTTTTCTTGCGCCATTCCCATGTGGCTTGGAGCCTCTGTAAAAAACTCTGATCTCGATGTTTGGGTTAAAACATTCGATTTTGATCACAAGCAAATGACGGTGCGACTGCAAGGGATACACCAGTTGCTAGATGCGTGGTTGTCCACAGCGCGATCTGCCGCTAATGATGTGATTGCTAGTCATCAATACGAGCAAGCGTCTACGGAAGTGGCTGATTATGTTGCCTGATGATGACGATAAAACGACGGATCACTACGAAGCATCTGCTTTTGCTTTTGTCGTTGCATTGATTGGATTGGCCATTTCACTGATTCTTGCGTGGATAACAGCATGAAAGTTGCAGAGCGTAAACACTTGTCTCGAATTGCCGATATGGGGTGCATTGCTTGTTTTATGGATGGTTATTCAGACACGCCCGCTGAAATCCATCATGTTCGACAGGGTATGGGTATGTCGCAACGCAACAACCATTACAAAACAATTCCATTGTGTCCGGCGCACCATCGAGGAACGCTTGGTAATCGCGTGCCATCTATCCATGGCTCCCCTGCCGCTTTTTTGCGGTGTTATGGGACAGAGCTTGAGCTGTTGTCGCGCGTTGAAATGTTGCTTGAAATTAAAAAAGTCTCGTGATTTTACATTCATGGCACGGATGCCGTGGGTATTTTAGGTCAATATCCTGTGGGGGGATGTATGAGTAAGGGCAGCTTGTCAAACAAAAAAAGTAGTTCTGAGATTGTGTTGGAAGCAATCAAGGATTTGCATGCGCAAGAGCAAATCGTGACGCGCGAAACACTGTCTGACCTAACGGGACTAAAGCTGACTGTTATTGATGATCGGTTGTCGTATTTAATTGATAGTGGGGATATTCATCGAGTTCAGCGCGGTGTGTTTGTCCCGGCTCCAGAACACAAGCCTGCCCGCATTGTGAGCAAAACAGTATTACCAGGTGGTACGGTAAAAATTGAAGTTGGCGATGATGTGCTGACGCTAACGCCGCGCGAGAACAGAATGTTGGCGGAACTGATGGCTGGGGCTGGATTGCAATACGCAAGCATTGAGATTGGACATCAAGCAGCTAATTTGACGGCGCAGTTGTCATTGGAGTTAAAGCAAGTGCGCCGCGAAGTGGCAGCTTTGCAGGGAGTGGGTTTTCGTGAATGAGTTATACCTTACTTAAAGTTGGGCGGGTTTGGCATTATCGCTACCAGATTAAACACCGACGAATCCAGCGGTCCACACGCGAAAGCAACAAGCGCCTGGCGGATGCAATCGCCCACAAAGCCTATTCAGCAGCACAGCAAGAGCAGCGAGGGGAATCTACAACACCCACACTGCTTGAGCTGATTGATATGTGGTTGTTTGTGCATGCTGATATTGCAAGCGCGCCCCACACAAAATCTGTGCGCGTGTTCAAACGGCATCATTTGCATGGACTTGGTGGGTTGTTGATTACCGAGATTGACACTGAGCGCGTGGAAGCGGCTCGTTCTCGGCATTTAGCAAATCACAATCGCGCAACAACAAATCAATGGCTGGCAACATTAAAGCTACTAACCAATTGGGCGGTAAAGCGCAAACTGATTACACACAAGCCGTTTCTCGTCCCATTATTAAAAATAAAAAAACAACCAAAACCAACATTAAGCACGAATGTGGTATCGCGGTGGCTTGCGGCGGTTGATTTTCATGCACGGCACAACACCGGCGTATCTGTGGCTGTGCGGTTAATGCTGGGGCTTGGTTTACGAGAATCTGAGGCGCTGAATGCGCGCTGGGAGTGGGTGGACTGGGATCGAGGCACATACACACCAGGTCAGACAAAAGGAGGCGAAGCCGAACCCATACCGATTCCACCGTGGCTAGTTGAATATATCTATCCGCACCGTTGTGCGAGTGGCCATGTGGTACGCAACAAGCGCCACAAACCAGCGCGCGCAGGATTTACGCGACTGGTGATACACCGCGCGAACCGAGATTGCGACCTACGCGGCATTACCCCACACCGGCTGCGCGGCACATTCGCTACTCTATTGTCTGAGCATGGTGTGCCTGTGCAGACAATTCAGGCCGTTCTGCGCCACAAAGACCCATCCACAACAATTCGCTATTTGGAAAAAAACATGGATGTGGCAATTCGCGCCCAAAAATCTATTGCGGCGCAAGCTGGACTATCCACGGTGTTTATTCCTCCAGCCAAGCATCGCCGCTAATTATCTAAACTGTATTGATGGGGGTTTATCTGCCTTGCTGCCCCTATTTTGGCCTAAAAACCATAGTGCAGAGTAGTGGCGAAAAAATGGCGAACAACAGCCCGAAACCCTTGCAGCGTAAGGATGTACTGATTATTCATAATAATCTGCATGTTTTGAAAAAACGCTTATTTTTCGTCTAAAAAACGCACTGCAAAACGACCATTTTTGAGTGTGCGAACAAGGCGAACTCGCCAGAAAAAACCATCCGTGGAACATTTATAAATGCCATGATTTTTGTTGCTGTTTTGTTGGTTGTTATGGCGGACATGCTTTGTTGTCGCCCCCTTGTGGGGTTGGACATTGAGATACCCGTGCGAACATCCTTCGCGCCATGAATGAGACAAAAAAACCAGAAAAATCAACGGTCGATAAGGTTGTTGTTGATTGGGAGCGCACAGAACTCGATTACCGTGCCGGGGTAAAAACCCTGCGCCAAATTGCGGACGAGTACGGTATTTCTGAGGGTTCGATTCGCAAACGCGCCAAGCGGGAAGGTTGGACGCGCGACCTGTCAATTCGGATCCAGGCGAAGGCCGAAGAATTGGTACGCAAAGAGGCGGTACGCAAGGTGGTACGCAAAGAGCAATCTGCGTACCACGAGCGTGAAGTGGTTGAAGCCAACGGCCAAGCGGTTGCCGATGTAATACTTGGCCATCGAAAAGACATTAGGCGCACAATGCTTCTCGTGTTGGATATGACCAGCAACATGGAAAAGATGATCAAGCCAGAATGTCAGGAAATGCTTGATCGGTTGGGTGTGTTGATGTGCAAGCCGGATGATCGCGGCTTGGACAAACTCAATGAGCTGTACAACTACATCATTTCTCTGCCAAACCTAGTGAAGATGACTAAATCACTGGCAGAAACCTTGCGGATACTGATAGATGCCCAGCGCAAGGCGTTCGGCATTGATGATAAATACAACCCCAATGACGATGCAGGTAGTGGGCTTGGGTTTAACGCGGGGCGCAATATGACCGATGCGGAGCGCGCTGTCAGGATGACTAAGCTGCTCAATGCCGCATCTGAGAGGTGACGCATGGATGTTGCGGCGGCGCTTGATGCCATCAAAAAAATGTCTGCGGAGCAAATTGCAGAATTAGATCGCATGTTGCTGTCGTCGGACGCAACGCCTTGGATTCCTCAGCCTGGGCCGCAAGAAGCTGCGTATTATTCAGAAGCAGACATACTGTTTTATGGAGGCGCGGCCGGAGGCGGGAAAACCGATTTGCTACTAGGACTCGCACTAACCAGCCAGCAGCACTCGATCATTTTCCGCCGCGAAGCGGTGCAGTTGATCGGCATTGAAGAGCGGATGACAGCGATTCTCGGCACGCGCAAGGGATACAACAGTCAAGATGGCCTCTGGCGTTTGCCAAACAGCAAAGTGATGGAGTTAGGTTCGGTCAAAGAGCCTGGCGATTGGATTAAGTACCAAGGTCGAGCGCATGATGCGAAGCTGTTTGATGAAATATGCCACTTCACTGAGTCTCAATTTAGGACGCTGATCGGTTGGTTGCGTACAGACAGACCAGATATTCGGCAACGAGTTGTGTGTGCAGGCAACCCACCAACTACGGCAGAGGGTGAATGGGTTAAGCGATTCTGGGCGGCGTGGTTAGACCCCAATCACCCGAACCCAGCGGAAGCAGGCGAGCTTCGCTGGTATGTCACGAACGAAGCCGGTGAAGACCAAGAAGTGCCGAACGGCGAGCCGGTACAAGTTGGCAATGATTGGGTGAGGCCGAAGTCGCGTACATTCATTCCGTCCTCGGTCGAGGACAATATATTTTTGCTATCAACGGGATATAAAGCTACATTGCAAGCACTGCCGGAACCGTTGCGCTCACAAATGCTGCGCGGCGATTTTAATGCTGGATCGTCTGACCCAGCGTGGCAAGTGATACCGACCGAGTGGGTTAAAGCGGCAATGGCGCGCTGGACAAAGCGTGATGCCAAGGGCGTAATGACAGCTATTGGGTTTGATCCGGCTCGCGGCGGCATGGATAAATCGTGTGTGGCGCGCAGGCATGACCGATGGTTTGATGAGATGGTGTCTGCACCAGGCGTTGTCACGAAAGACGGCCCCACGGCAGCAGGGTTTATTGTGCCATTGGTGCGTGATGGTGCGTGTATTTGCGTGGACAGCATTGGCATTGGCTCAAGCGCATTGGATTTTCTGGTAGGGCTGAACCTGAATGTGCATCCGGTTGTTGGTAGCGAGGCCTCTGCGTCATCAGACAAAGCTGGGCAACTACGTTTCAGAAACAAACGCGCTGAAATGTATTGGCGATTACGCGAGGCGCTAGACCCTACATCAGCTAACCCTATTGCGCTGCCGCCGGATACCGAATTGCTGGGCGATTTAACGGCGGTTCGCTACAAAGTTGTGACGATGGGTAAGGTTGCCGCGTTGCAAATGCGCTCAAAGGATGAAATACGAGAAACGCTAGGCCGAAGCCCTGATAAGGGTGATGCGGTAGCTATGACGTTTGTTGATGGCATAGCACTAGCAGCAACCGGCAGCAACAAAAGCGACTACCAAGAGTCGGAGGCAATGGATTGGAGGCTGTAGGGTTTGCTGTGCCGACTGTTTTTCGGTTCGATAGCGCACATTGGATTTACTGTGACGCGGAGAAACGACAGTGACAGTGGCTATTGATATTACCGTTGAAGAGGTTGCTGTGTCAGCGCCTGATGCGCTGGCGATTACACAAGAAGATTATGCAGATATTCTGTACGAAATTGAGCAACAACCTGCATGGCGGAGTATTGCCGACAAAGAAATGGAGTATGCAGACGGCAATCAGTTGGATTCTGATTTGTTACGAAAACAAAAGGAGTTGGGTATTCCACCGGCCGTGGAAGATTTGATTGGCCCCGCTTTGTTGTCAATACAAGGCTATGAAGCAACCATCCGCACAGACTGGCGTGTTACACCGAACGGTGAACCGGAAGGTCAAGATATTGCGGATGCGCTGAACTACAAACTCAACCAAGCTGAGAAAGCCAGCAAAGCAGACCGTGCGTGTTCGGGCGCGTTTCGCTCACAGATTGGATGCGGTATCGGCTGGGTAGAAGTCGCCAAAGAATCCGATCCATTCAAGTACCCATTCCGTTGTTCGGTGGTGCACAGAAACGAGATGCACTGGGACATGCACGCGCAAGAACCGGATTTATCGGATGCACGCTGGCTGCGTAGACAGCGTTGGCTATCTGCGGATCGCATCAAGCTGGTGTTCCCGCAACACGCGGATTTAATCAATCAATGTCGCACGAATGGCGGTAATTGGTGGAGTTATGTCGATGCCTCCATGTTCGACGGCGGCGCAAGCACCGGCCTGCAGAACGCATGGAATGAAGCGCGCGCGCTTACTATACAAGAGGATCGTTGGTTCAATCCGACAACGAAAGAGCTTTGTTTGTCTGAATTGTGGTATCGACGCTGGGAAAAAGTGCCGGTTATTAAGTCGCCAGATGGACGAGTAGTAGAGTTTGATGACAACAATTTAGCGCATTCGGTTGCGGTGGCAACGGGTGCAGTGAAGGTGATTCAAGCAACCGTTACACGCATTCGTCGCAGTTATTGGCTTGGCCCACATTGCTTATTCGACGGAGAAACGCCTTATTCACACCGCCATTTTCCTTATGTGCCGTTCATTGGATTCCGTGAAGATTTAACCGGCACGCCGTATGGCTATGTGCGTGGCATGAAGTACCAACAAGACGCATTGAACAGCGGAAACTCTAAGCTGCGATGGGGTATGAGCGTTGTGCGCGTCGAGCGCACGAAAGGCGCGGTTGCAATGACGGATGCGCAGTTGCGTAAGCAAGTGGCGCGGCCAGATGCCGATATTGTGCTAGATCAACAACACATGGCGCAGCAAGGTGCACGGTTTGAGGTGAAGCGCGATTACACACTGAGCGAACAACATTACAAGATGCTGCAAGATAATCGTGCCAGTATTGAGCGCGTATCGAATATCACCAGCGGATTCACTGGAAGACGGGGTAATGCTACCAGTGGTTTGCAAGAACAAACACAGGTTGAACAAAGCAATCAATCCTTGGCGCACATCATGGACAATTTCCGTGCGGCGCGCACGCAGATTGGCGAATTGTTGATGGCGATGATTATTGAAGACATTGGCTCTACGCAAACCGCCGTGGTTATCGAAGGTGATGCTATTACGCCAGAGCGCACAGTAGTATTGAATGCGCCGGAAGAGGATGCCGATACCGGCATGGCGTATTTATCAAACGACTTACTGCGCACACAATTAAAAGTGGCGCTGGAAGATGTGCCTAGCACGAACAGTTATCGCGGCATGCAATTGAACGCTATGTCGGAAGCGGTTAAAGCTATGCCTGCTCAGTATCAAGCAGCGGTATTGCCGTTCTTGGTGTCTCTCATGGATGTGCCGTTCAAGCGCGATGTTGTCGAAGCAATTCGCGCTGTGGATCAGCAGCAGTCGCCTGAGCAGATTCAGCAGCAAATACAACAAGCTGTACAAGATGCTCTCACCAAGGCCAACATTGATCTCAAACAGCGCGAGCTTGAAATTAAAGAACGCAAAGCGGAAAGCGACATTAAACATATCGACGCGCAATCTGTGCTGGTGGGTGTGCAGGCCGCATTCTCAGCTATGCAGGGCGGCGCACAAGTCGCGCAGATGCCGATGATCGCGCCGATTGCAGACAAGATCATGCAGAGCGCAGGGTATCAGCGCCCAACACCAAGCGGCGTTGATCCTAATTACCCAACCGCAGAGCAAACCGCCGCTATGCAAATGCGCTCGCCGTATATCCAAGGCGAGGGCGCGCAAGTTGGCAGTGAACAGTTGCCGCTGCAAGAAAAAAACACGCATCCTAATTTTCCGGCAAAGCCCGGTGATGGCGGCGCTGGAATGACAGGGTTGGAGACAGTTAATACAGGCGATAATCTGCCGCAGGAGTCAGCAGGCAATGAGTAATACAACAACCGTCACGTCACAAATTGAAACATCAGTTGGATTAGCCGAGATCAAGGTCACTCATCATGTAGACGATCACCGATTGGCGCTGCATTGCTATTACCCCCCCTGTGGCGGTGCAGGGTTGTTTATGATGTTTAACGGCGGAGTGAAAATTGCTGATGCAACGTGGGCTATGCGCACCGTCATACAGCAAGGGCCATACGAAGCAAACCAAAACCTAACAGGCTTTTTTAATTTTCGTGGTTGCTTGGCGATTGGCACAGGCGAAGTGGTGTCGTCACTCGCGCTGGACATGATTAAAGCAACAGCGCGACCAACAAAGCAGTTGCCGTTATGAGCATCAATGTTGGCAGCGAAAAGTGGCGCAAGATGGCTGATATGTATTTGCGTTTTTCCGTAGATTATCCGCAAGCTGATCGCAGTGATACGGCAGCAATAGCCATGTTTTTGCATGAATCACAAGGAAAGCCCCTCCCGGAAGACACGTTAAATGCGTTCGCGCTAGGGAAGAAATGGATGGATGTAACCGTTGCCGGCTGGAAAGAAGAAATTGCTACTGGCGGGCTTTTTGTGTTCGAGCTTTTGGATGAATACCCAGAATGGTTCTTGGCGCGCGTTGGCGTGCTTAATTTGCGCGCGGATGTAAAATCGTGCGGATGGTGGACAACTGACGCACAAAAAAAAGAATCCATTCGCGCGTGCTTAGGCTGGTAATTTCACCCCTGTAAGGTTCGCACATCCAACAAAACCAACAGACACTAGCGCACAAGTTGATGTGTTTAATCATCAACGAAGAGTGCGTTGGCAACAGCGCGTGACTGACTGATACCCAAGCGGCTACGGCGATATGTGGTGGGAAAAGGACAGGTATGAACGCAACAGCAGAACAAATTAGTTTTATTGATTCGTTGGATGGCAACATCCCGTCACCAGAACAGGCTGCTCAATTATTAGAGTTGAGCGGACAGGGCGATACCGCAACACCGATTGCGGATACAGACGGCCAGCCCAAGGTTGTCCCTAAGACAGTTGACGAGAACCTAGACAAACAGCCCGCAGAAGATGAGCTAAATGCTGACAATGCGGTGATTTTGGCAAAAGACGGAAAGCACACCATCGGCTTTGACAAGCTGGTGGAGGCAAGACAAACGGCACAGCAATACAAGATGCAGGCGGAAGCGGCTCAAGCAGAGTTGCAGAGGCTACAGCAGGAAGCGAGTAATCGCGCAGCGGCAGGCATTCAGCCAACCCCTGTGGACACACAGGTTGTCGCAGCGGCAGCAGCTATTGAAGCTGGTGCTGACCCTGCGCTCTTTGGGGATTTTTCCGAAGAGCAGCTTTCCAGTGGCATTTTGAAGCTGGTGAACAGCAAAGTGAGCGAAGTGGTAGGTGCGGCATTGGCGCAATCGCTGGAACCTATTCAGCGTAAACACCAAGACGATGCCGCGAACGCGCACTACAACGCTATTTATGCCGCTCATCCAGATGCGGATTCTATGGCTGAAAGCCAAGAGTTAGCGGATTGGATTGCCAAGCAACCCTCTTTTGTTCAAGACGGTTACAAGGCCGTGCTGGATTCTGGCACGACAAACCAAGTGATCGAACTGTTTGATCGGTTCAAAGCGGAAAACAATACGACGAACAATTCTGCGCAGCCCAGCCAAGACGATGTTAAGGCCAAGGCAAAAGCCATTGTCGCCTCTGCGACTTCCGCACCGCCCGTGTCGCTATCGGATATTCCCGGTGGCACACCTACAGGCAAAACGCTGGAAGAAACACTGGGCGACATGAGCGGCCCCGAAATGCTGGAGCGCATGAACAACATGACTCCACAGCAAATTGAGACCGTCTTAAACCGATCCCTTTAAGCTAATGGAGAACCACCATGACTAACAAAACGAATGCCGCCGCAGGCGACAGCACAAACATGGTACAACAGGCGGTTGGCCTGTTTGCCACCCACATGCAGCGCAATTCCACGATGGCGCGACTGACTGGCCCTATGCCGAAGGGCGAAGCCGGTGCAGAAGCTACGCTGCGCAAACAAACTACCCAACACATGCCGATTGTGACCTGTCAGGATTTGTCGAAAGGCAAGGGCGACGAGGTGACATTCAACCTGCTGAACCCTGTGAACGCCAAGCCTATTATGGGCAGCAAGAACGCAGAAGGGCGCGGCACCGGCCTGTCGATTGCAGAAGACAAGCTACGCGTGAATCAAGCGCGTTTCCCGCTCGACTTGGGCAGCACCATGACAACGATCCGCAGTCCTGTGGATTTTCGTCGTATTGGCCGTCCCGTGGCGCAAAACTTGATGGATCGTTATGTCGATCAATCATTGCTGGTTCACATGGCGGGCGCACGCGGTTCTCATAGCAACGCAGAATGGGTTATCCCTACCGCTGATGATGCGGATTTTGCGGACATTATGGTAAACCCCGTCAAAGCGCCTACCAAAAACCGTCACTTTGTAGCTGACGGCACAGGCATCAAGCCGTTTGCCGTGAACTCAGGCGAAATTGACTTAGCGACCAACGAAACCATGAAAATGGGCGTTGTGGACGCGATCCGTACCACGATGGAGCAGATTGCACTGCCTCCTCCTCAAGTGATTTTCGAGGGCGACAAGGCGGCGATGGATTCTCCGTTGCGTGTGCTGTTGGTATCTCCGGCTCAATACAGTTCGTTCGCCACGGATAGCTCGTTCCGTCAGTTGCAGGCTTCTGCAATGGCGCGTGCGTCACAAGCGGGTCAGCACCCCTTGTTCTTGGGCGAAGCTGGCCTGTGGAATGGCGTGTTGATCGTCAAAATGTCGAAGCCTATCCGCTTCTATGCAGGCGACACCATCAAGTATTGCGCGGATGCGACAACCGAAACTGAAAGCTCGTGCGTTGTGCCTGCCGGTTTTGGCACTACCTTCGCGGTGGATCGTGCCATTTTGCTGGGTGGTCAAGCAGTGGCTCAGGCACTGGCAGCGTCCGAGAAATCAGGTGTGCCGTTCTTCTGGAGTGAGAAACTGCTCGATCACGGCGACAAGATGGAGTTGTTGATCGGCGCGATTCGCGGTGTATCCAAAGTGCGCTTCGAGGTGGATACCGGAGCCGGTAAAGAGTTTACCGACTACGGTGCAATCGCTATTGATACAGCGGTTCCCATCATCGGCGCTCGACTCTAAGTCAAACAGCGGGGTTAGCAATAGCCTCGCTACTTTTCTGTTTCAGGAGAAATCATCATGGCAACAATTACTTTACCTAAAAACAAAGCGCGTCAGCACGGCGGCGCAACACCTTACGGCAACGTCACATCGGCTGTGTTTGGTTTTACAACCGATGCAGCAGGCGTGGCTGTCAATTCCTCACAAACCACAGCCGTGGCTATCAATGACGTGCTTGACCTTGGCCCATTGCAAGAAGGTTTGCGTATGGACGATGCGAGCATCTTTGTGATTGACGCGACAACAGCATCTGTCACTTGTTCGCTGGGCTTCAAGTATGAAGACGGCGTTGATGATGCTGGCGTGCCGCAAGACGCAGCTTACTTTGGTTCAGGCTTGGCATTGTCCAGCGTGGCGCGTGTGCGCGCAAACGCAGGCAAGTTGCTGACGCTGCCAAAACCCGCCCGTCTGATTATGACGTTTGCAGGTGCGGCGATGGATCAAGCCAGCAGCGTCAAAGTGGTAGTAACCGGCGAGTTGACCGGCACGTTGTAAATCAGAGAGAGATAGGCGCGCAAAGGATTGCCGCCGATTCTTTGATATTTGGAGTGAGTTATGACTCAAAACGATAAGGTTTCTGTGCAGTTTGTTGGACGCAAAGCGCCGTTTTTTGATGATCTGTACGGGTCACGGCTGACGTTTGAGGCAGGACAAGTGCGCGCAGTGCCAACCGCGCTGGCCAAGCAATTACTTAAACACCAAGATTTGTTTGTGTTATCTGATAGTCCAGCAACAGAAAACAAAAAACAAAAAGCGGTTGATGTGGATGACACGGATGCCGTGTTGGAAGAATCGCAGCGTGAACAAGAAGAACAGCACGAACAGCAAATGAATATCGAGGATATTCGTCTGCGCGTGATGACCACAGAAAACAAAGATGAATTGGCGGACATGGCTATGCTGCATTGGCAGCAACCGCTCAAAAAAAGTATGTCGCTCGACAACATGCGTGCCAGCGTCATTCAGTTCATTGACCAGTTTGGCATTGTATGACACTGCAAGATTTAATCGGCCTGTATCGCGCTGAGTCTAACGACAAAGCGCCGCCGTATTTTTTTGACGATCTGGCTATAACAAGCTGGCTGAATGCCGCCCAAAAAGAAGCGGTATTGCGCGGGCGATTGATCCATGAATCATCTAACGCGGCGGTAACAAACATTGCTGTTACGGCGAATCAAACGGTTTGTCCGTTACATCCTACGCTGTACGAAATAGATTACATTGCGTTTTTGGAAACAGGATCGGATACCCCAACGCCGTTGTATTTGATCTCGCGTGAAGATTTGGACGCTGTTGATTGTGATTGGCGCAGCTTAACCGGCACACCAGAGTATGCGATTCAGTCAGACCAGTCCCTGCGGTTATGCCCAAAGCCGGAAGTGGGCGGCACGTTGTTGCTGGAAGGTTTTCGCTTTCCGTTGGTTGATATGGCAATCCCAACAGACATACCAGAAATAAATACTGCGCATCACTCGCATTTGGTTGATTGGGCGCTGCACAAGGCATACAGCGTGCCAGACACCGAGTTTTTTGATAAAGACCGCGCGTCGATTTCGCTCAAAGCATTCAGTGACTACTTTGGTTTGCGTCCTGATTCGGATTTGCGCCGCAAAACCCGCGAGGATGTTGTGCATCACGTCGAGGCGTTCTTTGTATGAGCAAGATGATGGTGGACGTGAAAGTGGGTGAGGCGCTGTTCGTTGGCGATACGTCCATCAAATTGAATAAAAAATCTGGGCAGGTGGCTCGATTGGAAATTACAACAAGCCCTGATATTGAAATCAGGGTTCCTAAAACCTCTGCGCGCATGAGTGTGCTCCAAACGACTGGAGTACACTCTCATGGCGAACACACTATATGACTATGCGCGTCAACGCTTTTTGGAAGCGCAAATTAACTGGATGTCAGACACTATCAAAGTCATTTTGGTGGATACTGGTTCGTACACGCCCAACACAGCCTCGCACCAATATCTGTCTGACGTTTCAGGCTCTGCGCGTATTGCTGGCCCTGTTACGCTCACAAGCAAAGCAACAACGGGCGGCGCAGCGGATGCGGCAGACTGCACGTTTACAGCGGTTTCCGGCGTGTCGATTGAGGCTATTGTGATCTATAAAGATACCGGCACAGAAAGCACCAGCCCTTTGATTGCGTACATTGATACTGCAACAGGTCTGCCCATCACACCCAATGGCGGCGACATTATTGTGACGTGGGATAACGGGACAAACAAAATCTTCAAAGTGTAATTTTTTTCAAAACGCAGGAGTGTTTTATGTTAAAGCCAAGAGTTAAAAATGACGGCGAGCGCATTGCCACGCTGGAGTTAGAAAACAAAACACTTCGAAAGGGTATACAAGACGCAGAAAACCAGCGCATTGTTCAAGAGAGCAAGAACAAAGCGTTGGTTATTGAAAGGATGTTTTGGGTTGAGCAAGGGCGCGCACTGCAAAACCAACTGCAAGTCTGGCAAAAAATGTACGCAGATTTGTTTGACCAACTTGGCAAAGGTGTTGTTACCGAACAAACACTAGAAAGCAATCTCGCTCTAGCATCATCAGAGCTACGCCAACCTATTGCAGTGGTTGAATCGGTGAATGCCGCGTTTGCTATGCTCAAGGAAAATACGCAAGGGCGTTATACCTCTATCTCCCGTGGCGGAAGCCGAGAGGAATTATGGCTGGATGATGACGACGAGGATATTTGAAGATGACTGAAGAACAACAGCGTCCACCTCCTATCATTGTCGGCGTTTCAGGCATTGAAGCGCGATCCGATATGGTGGAAGCGCCAGAACCCCAAAGCGCGGTGGACTGGTTTCGTTTATTTCGTTTGCCGTCCTTTGGGATGTTTTTGGATGAATGTGTTATTCGGTCGGCTGGCATGGACGACCTTAACATCAAGCAAGAATACGCCAGCCAATTTATGCGCGCACTCAAGGATATGTCGCTAGAGCCGCAGCGCATGGAGCTATTCGAGCAATACCAAGCGTGGCACACAGCCAAAGGCTGCTGGCCAAACGAAGATTGTTTTGGCAATCTCATAGGAGAGTGATATGCCGGTTCAAGTGTTTAACTCCATGCAGAACAACGCGCCTGAACTGAACGGCAACAGCGCATCACTGATTACCGTGCTTGATGCCGTGTTGGTGAATGGGTATAACACACTGAGTGTGTCCAGCATTACCCGTTCCGGCTCTACAGCAACTGTTACCACGTCAACCGCGCACGATTTTGTAACCAACGATTCTGTGGCGATTTCTGGCGCAACAGAAACAGAGTACAACGGCAA